TTAGAAAGGTGAGCGCTCACTTTGATCTCCTGTCGTACAGCAATTCTTCGACATACTTGTTTGAACTCTTTCTCTCTGCTCTTTCCATAACAGCGGTGGATCAACCGCCAGATCAAACAGCGTGATGTGGTTGGGCAATGCGTCGTCCAGAATGGCCGCCACGATATCAGGCGGTAACAATGTCAGATTGAGGATGCGGCTGACATAGCTGTTATCCACGCCATTCTTGGCTGCGATTTCGCGTAGCGTTTCCGCTTCTCCTGAGGCTAAGAGCGCCGACCATCGATGCGCCCTGGCGAGCGCCACTTGCAGCGGCGTGATCGCCTTATCCCAGGGTCTTGGATCTTTCCTCTCCTCAGGAAGCGTCACCAGCTTGCGCCCACTGCGCCGCTTGAAACGGATCGGGGTGGTTAGCGTCACGGCGCCATGACTATCCGTGATCAGGCTGGTCTTCCCTGTACTCTGGATACGCGTTCCACTCATGCGGCGGCTCCTTCGTGGGATGAATTGATGGCGGGCTGTAACTCCAGCGCCATTCGCTCAATGCCATTCATGCGCAGCCGCACCTCCAGGTCATTGGGCGAAACCACTACTTTTTCCACCAGCAGCCTGACAATGCGTGTCTGCTCCACCGGAAACAACTGGTCCCAGATCTCGTCCAACCGCGACATGGCGACGGTGACCTTCGCCTCGTCGAGTTCAGGATCAAGCCCTGCGGCGACTGGCGCCATCTCTCGTAATAACGTAGGCGAGCGCAGAATGCCGCGTAATTGCTCCAGTACCGCCGCCTCAAGCTCCGCCGCAGGAAGACGTGGCAAACCGGACGCGCCAGCTCCTTCTTTAGCGTCCCGTTGCGGTATGTAATAGCGATATCGTTTGCCGTTTTTCTTGGTGGTGTGCCAGGGCGACAGCGCCCGACCGTCATAACCAAACACGATGCCTTTCAGCAGGTAAGATACCTTCGCGCGGGTGCTGGCGGCGCGCCCCCGCCCGTTTTTCGATAGAATCGCTTGGACCTGTTCCCACAGCTCCTGGTCGATAATGGGAGGGTGCTCCGCTTGATGCCACTGATCCTTGTGGCGCAGCTCACCCAAGTAGGTGCGATTGTTCAGCAGCTTATAGATCAAGCTCTTGTCAATGGGTTTGCCTTTACGAAACCGGCCATCCTGCGTGGTCCAGGACTTGGAAGTGGCGCCATCCAAACGCAACTCTTTCACCAGCGTCGTGCTGGAACCCAGTTCGGCAAATCGTCGAAAGATATGATGGACCAGCTTGGCTTCGCGCTCATTAGGGACCAGACGCCTGTCTTTGACGTCATAACCCAGCGGAGGAATACCGCCCATCCACATTCCTTTTCGCTTACTTGCAGCAATTTTGTCGCGAATACGTTCACCCGTTACCTCACGCTCAAATTGGGCGAACGAGAGTAAGATATTCAGCATCAGTCGTCCCATGGACGTGGTCGTATTAAACTGCTGCGTAACGGAAACAAAGGAGGCGTTGTGCCGATCAAAGACTTCCACCATCCGGGAAAAATCTGTCAGGCTGCGTGTGAGTCGATCAAGCTTGTACAGAACAACCACATCGATTTTACCCGCCTCAATATCCCTGAGCAGTCGCGTTAGCGCAGGGCGATCCATGTTGCCGCCGGAATAGGCGGGATCGTCATAATCATCCTCTACGGGAATCCACCCCTCCGCTCGTTGGCTAGCAATATAGGCGTGACCAGCCTCGCGCTGGGCGTCGATCGAGTTGTACTCCTGGTCAAGGCCCTCCTCATGGGATTTACGCGTGTAGACCGCGCAACGCAGCCGACGTTTCACTACGTCGTTCATCGTTTGCCTCCTTTGCGCGCGCCTTTGGGTTTCGAGGCTGACTTCAGCCCAAAAAACGCTGGGCCAGACCAACGCGTGCCCGTGATTTCCCGAGCGATCATGGACAAGGATGGATACAGGCGGCCCTGATAGTCATATTGCCCATCCGCAAGCACCGTCACATGGTGCTCAACTTCGTGATATTCACGTGTCAGCACCGTGCCAGCGGGCGGCCGGTTTTCGCGGACAGGCTTGCCCGGGTCAGTGGCCTCCACCAACTCAGCGATGCGGCGTTGGTTGCTCTCTAGTAGCTCTGGATTTGTCTTGCGGAACTCTTCCTCCTGCAACCGATAGGCAATGCGGCGCTCTAAGTAAGTGCGCACGTGCGTTGGGGCATCGGTCTCGAACAGCTTTCGCCAGAGCCCCCGGAGCTGGGGCATGGGCAGCGTGGGCAAAGCAGCCACTCGGGCTGCGATGGAAGGCGTGGATATCAATTCTATTTGGCTCATTCAACCTCCGTGCTCTCAGTTTTTAGCGGAGTTGGATGAACGCTCTGTCGCCCCTGGAAGGCAAGTCCCACCTTGCTCTCTTTTTGATAATTCTTCTCGCGAAGGCGAACAAGCCCGTGAGCGAGGATAAGAGCGACCTCCTGTCTACGCTGCTCTGCACTCATACGCTCGGGAGGAATGGCTTTGCAAGGGCTGTACGGGGAATGGCTTGATGGCATTGCTGGGCGGTCCTGACTGTCAAACTGCTTGATGGAGGGGCAATTATCGGCTCAAGCAACCAGCCTGGCCATGAGGGAGTTTCAAGCTGCTGCGAACAGTTGTGAGGGGTTTCAGGCGACTTAGGGAAGGACGGAAAATTTTAATGCTTCTCCCCCTTAAAGTGGCGTGAACGGAGGGAAGTGGCACACCGCAGCAAGAGCTTGTTCTTAATAATGATTAACCCCTTCGTTCGAACATAGCATGGTTGAGAATCATTATTAGACGCGATTTTTCCTGGGAGATTGCATGACTTAGGGAGTTCTAGTCACACTATATCTGCTTTATACCATTGTGTTCATCGGAGCCGCGTTCTGATTAGTGATAGCTGGTGCTTCCTAGCTGGAAGCCTGGGACAGTTAAATGAGGAAAATCAACGTAAGGCGCGGAATCTTATGCCTTGGATTGCGGGGCTGGTCTTTTTCACTACGAGGGAGCTGCAGGTATTTGAGAGCGAACTCTAAATGAGTAGGAGTTAAAACTAGGTAAGTTAGTCTGAGAAGGCTAAAGCTGGAACTCCCTTTCCAGCTAATCTAACTATTCTTCATACATAAGCTATATTTATAGCTGTTAGCCTGCGCTAATTTTATGATCTACAATAGTGGTATACATCAGCTGAACTTTCAGCCAGTGCATCAGCACTCATTATTACGAACCCAGCTTCAGCAATGAACGCCGTTCCATCACTAGCTATCCAAGCTGTGAGTTGGAGGCTAAGTGTCACAAAGGCTTTTATCCAGTCTCCAAACACCATCTTTCCTTTGTAGGCCTGAAATATTGGATAGATTAATGATGCGTTATTTATTTGGCTCAACACATTCAGAGCTGCCTTTGCTTTATCATAAGCGCCTACTTGATTATGGTATCTAATTATTGCTGCCTGCAAGCCAGCTGGAAGGCTGCTTTGAGAGAGTTTATAGACAACTGCATTTATTTCATCATTAGAAAACTTAGCAGGTAGGCCTGCAAGAGACGAAGCAAACAATGCAAACCTTACTACAGAAACTCCTATAGCATTAACGCAAGAGCTAACTTCTACATGCTTTTTAACATATGGCAAATCAAACGAAATAGGCTGTATATCAGGTCGCCTCCATGTCATAAACTCAAACAAGTCATCTTTATTTTCCCGGATATTATCTGATTCCCCTGCAAATATTGTCTCAGCCTTATGCAACGCATTCCTCACTTCATTTCCGCCATATATATTGGTAACTGTACCAAAGGCAGACTCTATACTAATAATGCCATCACCATAAGCTATACCATTAGTAGCAGATACAGCAGCATAACTACCTGGATCGAGAGTCAAAGCGATCCTAGAATTAGTATTGTCATCGTCGGGATTAATATGGAAGTCATTGTTATAGCGAATTACACGCCCACTTTCATCAACAAGATACAAGAAAGTATCCACATCATCAGACTCTAAAGTTATTTCTACATTTGTCCGCTCTATAACCCGAAAAAACAATCTTGGATTAGCAGAAGAACTAGATGATCGCCCTGCTGATGGCTGCCAATTCACCTCGCTACTTTTGCTATCTATAAAGGGGCGGCAAGTATAATTATATCTGTATTCGTGAGAGCCATTTACATGCAACTTAAAAGCTGAAATAAAATTTCCATCCGGGCAATCTACATTATGTCTATCAAGATACAAAGAGCTACCAAAGTTGCTATCAGAAGCACCGTCCGCCCCATAAGACGTATGCCTCTCATATATTGGTTTTGAAGACAACAACTCCTTATCTCCACAAATATAATCATACTTTATATGATCACTACCAACCCTAGTCAATTTAAAGGATATAACAGGGTTGTAACCACAATCTACATTATGCCTATCCAGATAAATAGAGTTCCCATCACCGTCATCATTTATTGCAGTAGACTTGATTTCTTTATTAACAACCTCTTTATAGCTATCACATTTAAATCTATACCTAATCTGTTTTCCAGAATTATCGCGCTCTAGCTGAAACCCTTGCAAGGCTCCATTATCACTATTGGAGCAATTGACAAAGTGTCTATCAAGGTACCAGTTGTATCCTTGTTTATTATTTTCACTACCGTCGTTACTGAATGGGGTATGCAGTATATCGCTAGTTTCCAGCCTAATACTTCTTTGCAACTGGGGGTCATTAGTTATTTTCCAAGCATTAAGGCCATTTTCTTGTTCGAAGCCAAATTTATAATCAGAGTAATTGAAAGCAGCCAGCTTTCCATAATCATCAAAACAAAAAGTAGCATCCTCACGTGAAGTAGGATACATTTCGACATCCTCAGATATTTTCAATCTAAAACCTTCATGACGAATAAAATATCCTGGATAGTTCACCGACTCGAATGAATAACACTCTTCTGAAGCCAACCCTTGCCTAAGAAAAAATTGCGAGTCATTAATATCAAGATCTGTTGGCCGAGGGTTTAGACTAACATCCCAAATATAAGAGCCAGAATGACGTAGCACTCTTTTATTAGCAGCATTAGTCGCATCGCTATAAGCATCAACTAGTCGAACAGAATCACCAATACTAGCCGCATGACTTTGTGAGAACGTTAGCCCCAAACATGAAACAATCAAAGCTTTCGATAATTTTGACATATTTATATCTCAGAAAATTATAATTTATTAAATTATTAAAACCTAGTTCTACTGATATAAATTAAAACCTCCATTGCCTAACATACAATCCATCAACAGTTCGTTGATTTTCACACGGTTAGCTATACTTTAAATATCCTATAGATGTAGGATACAGGCGAAGGAGATTTAGAGTTACGCCCTATAAATTGATTGGGTATTAACCAGCTAGATATGCTAAGCAGTCCGAATTCAGACACTCGAAAAAGTTGATTTGTAGGGGGGGAAGTCCCAGCAATCATTGCCGACCGAAAAATGAGGGTGCTAGAAATGACACCCGTAAGCGGGTTCTGTGACACTTAATCTTGGAAGGCCCACAGCCTACTCAAGACTATACTTGCCTAGTGTGCTCCTCCGTCCACACATCGACGATCTGGCGAAGCCTTTTCTTGTCCGCTTCCGGCAGGGATTTGTATTTGCGGAAGAAGGCCTCATCAATAACGCCCTGATCTGGCGTAGTGGCGGAGCCATTCAGTAAAAATTCCGAGGTGACTTTAAGCGCTGTGGCGATCTTGTCTATCTTCTCCACTGAAGGGTTACTTGATTCGAAATTCTCCAGATTCCACAGATAACTTTTACTGGAACCGGACAGCATTGCCAGCTGTTCAAGACTGAGTTTTTGTTGTTCACGCAACTTACGAAGTTTGCGGCCTAGCGTTGATGGCACAAGACGTTCCTTTGTTATATTTATTACTTTTTTATTTATAAATCATATCACTATGCCAACTACACGCGCATCTTCTTGTTCTTGACAGAAAATAGCCCATTAGGAATAATCCGTTCAGCCTACCGAACGATTCCGTCCAACACCCCCAAGGAGGGCTGGGTGCCAATAACAAAAAACAATTGCCTGAGCAGATGATAGATCACCCATTCCGTATAAACGGTAACGGATTCTATTGAACATTAACCAGTGAAGGTTGCTGTATTTATGCCTGCCATTGAAAATAAATTACCGCCACAAAAACGCTATGACTTAACTCCGCTAATGACGGGAGCGCCTCTGACTTGGGATGCCGAAGATGGTATTGAGTCAGTGAACGTGGTCATGCTTAAACTAAAGGACCTTGCTGGATACGGGCGTATCCAGGTGGAATCTCCCGCGCAAAGCGTACTTGGTCTGCATGAATATTCGCGCGAATATTTCGGAGGCCACTGTCCTCTCGCATCTGGCGCGTTTATTCCCACACAAGCGAAGATCATTATTCGCTTTCACCCTGACAAGCAAGGCAGTCGAAGTAATACTCTGCCAATCAATATCACGCTCCCCAATGGATGCGACCTGCTTACGCGCACGAGCAAAGAAAAGCTTGTTGGTGAGAAATATCTAAAACGTTGGGGGCTATTGAACGATATTCACGGATGACAACTGACTCAATTACTCTGGAAGCATTGACGCTCATTCTGCGATTACTAAATAGTCCGGCGCCGACTATCGCTGGCAGTTTGCTGTTTGAAGAGTTCCCTGGCGTCGCCTACGAGCTTGTGAATCGGCTTTTCTTAACGCCAACAGGTTGCTTGGGCTATTTAACTCATGGGCATCAGGGATTTGCTGATTTGACTTGGTGCTCGGAGACGAGGCGGCATCGCTACTTCTCTTCCAGCGCCGGCTGGGTCAGCGTTCCGGCCGAGGAGATACATCGGTATACAGTTGATGTGGATAGGTTGCTTCTCTGGCTGCAGGGCTTCTTCACGATTGGCGCTCATTATAGGGTCACGCCTCTATTGGACGACTGGCTGTGGCACTTGGGAGCGACTCGGATTCGCGGATATCGCGTGAACCTGTATTTTGTGCGGAGCCTGGATACGACAGAGCGCTTGTTGTCTGTCATGAAGGAACTTAGGAAAGAGTCGGCCAGAGCGCCAGCGATTGTGGTAAGCACCTCAAGCAAACTTCCTACGGGCATAGATATGCCGCAAGATATAGCGTTAGTTTCTCTTGATAGGCTTCTGAGCCGAACTGGCGGTTACTGTGTGCTGGACGAGCTCTCCGTCCTGTCAATTCTACAAGGCTATTCTGAAGCGTCTGAAAATGAAGGCGGTATCGGACTTCGATTTTCTACTGACTTTCGGCGCGTTCGCTGGAATGGACAGTGGTATACGCTCACCAAGAAGCAATCGGCAGTGATGGAAGCCTTGTATCGAGAAGGAGGACGTGCACACAAAGATTTGCTTCGTGCAGAAGCGGAGACTAATGAAGAGCTGCACAGAATAATGCGGAATAAAATCGATGGGAAATGGGTAATACATCCACTTTGGAATAGTCTCATTAAAAAAGAAGGGGGTGGATATTATTTCCTTGATGGGTATTGATAGGCTTACTAATCTCGTATTTATCTGCACACATTTAGCGTTAAATGTCCCCTGTAGAAGTATTACCACAGGGGACTTTCGTTCCTTAAGCTAATGAAGTTGTTAGCCTACCTGCAATTAGTATTCCTTGCTGGGCATATGCCTGATTTCTTTGCTCTTCTACGTCATCCTGTATATTGATTGCGTTCTCACTCATTATGCGGTGGGTACCATTTCTCAAGTCACAAGCCATAGCCGTCGACTGAAAAGCGCGCAACCCATTGTTAGGACCGTTAAATACAGGATTTGGAGAAATAACGTAATTGTTTTGCTGGCAAGTATTTCTGATGCTGTCCCTAATTTGTCGACTCGTATTATTTGGGTTTATCCCAAACAAAGTCTGAACGTATGTGTTGCCCACTGCCGCAAAGCGGCGTTTAAGCATGATATGCATCTTCTCTACAAGCGCAGGAAAGACTCTTCCTACCAAGCAGTTTTGTACGTCAATTGCATCCGAATCAAAGTGTGCAAGAGCCACAAGATCATTGTCCCCATTGTATTTGACCAAAATATATACAGCAACACATGGATTAACACTGTTCGTATATAGATACCTTCTGTTAGCCGCGATGGCTCTGTCAGTTCTACTGACGATGACATAACCTTGCTGGGGCACATATATGCCGTTGTTTACTATCGTTTGCGTGCTAGCCTGGAATCTCCTCATAGCTTGCCGATTATTCAATTGAGGCAATTGCGGTATGTCATTGGCCCCTTGAAAAACAAAGTTATTAGCTTGGATTGGCATGATCAATAATCTCCTTTTGTTTGCTGTACTCAAGAAGCGAAAAAGTGAGATCTAACCCTTGGCGAGTTTTTTGATTTGCTAATTTCTTTCACATTTCATGGCCGACTTGTGTTTGAGGTGGGACTTGTGGGTTTTTATTGTGTTTTGGGGCAGTTTGAAGCATATGGGCTTAACACCGGTTGTCGCATGAGACTCGCTTCGGTGTGCTTGCCGTATCTAAATGCTGGTTTTCCTTTGTACGGTGGAAGCTAGACTTTGATTTACCTGCCTACAATCGTCTTGCAAAGCACACAGTCATAACTCAACCAGATATTGAAAATCCCACTGCCTTTCCTCTGTGTAACCCTCCCAATTTTCCCACTACCTGTTTTGCAAGATAGATCCACGATTCCGCAATAACCCAAAGGAGCTAATCGTGGAAATAAAACACTTCAGTCAACGTGAGTTGGCTCATCGCTGGGGCGTATCTGAAGCCTGTCTGGAGCGTTGGCGCACTATCGGCAGCGGTCCTGTCTATCTCAAGCTGCATGGGCGCGTGCTTTACCGCATTGAAGACGTGGAGGCCTTCGAAACGGAGAGCCTGCGTAAGAGCACTTCCGAACGGTTTGAGAAGGGAGACGCCGCATGAGCCGATATGCCATGGAGGAACTGATCGGGACGCCCGCCAAAGAACTGGCGGAGTATTCCGGCGAAACGCTCTACCGTCTAAGAACGGAAGCGTCAATCATGCTCGCCGCCGCCAAAGTGTTGGTGTCCCACCTGGATTATGCGTTGGAGGCCAAATACGGCCGGCGCGCTAAGGCGTTACGCCGGTGGAAAGAAGCTGATTCCGTGAGTTTTGAGGACGGCGCAGTGGATGTTCACGCCAGCGTATCCGAGCGTGTGGAATGGCGTCAGGACGCCCTGACGAAGATTGCGCGACGCATTGCTGAGGCGGGTTGCGATCCCGCTGACTTTCTGGATATCACTTACTGCGTCAGCGAGGACAAGTATAACGCCTGGCCGCAGAGTTTGAGACGCTCTTTCGAGCAGGCGCGCATTCGTAAACCAGGCAAGCCGTCGATTCGTTTGTCTCTCAGGGAGGCGCGCTCATGAGTCTTCCCATCATCACCGCCGATCAAAGGTTAGCTGAAAAGCGCGGCGTCAAAGGCGTGTTGATTGGCAAAAGCGGCATCGGCAAGACGTCTCAACTGTGGACGCTCGACGCCCAGCGCACGTTGTTTTTCGATCTGGAGGCCGGCGATCTCGCGGTTGAGGGATGGAAAGGCGACTCCATCCGTCCACGCACGTGGCCGGAGTGCCGAGACTTCGCTGTGTTCATTGGTGGACCCAATCCCGCGCTCCGCGAGGATCAGCCGTTCAGCCAAGCTCACTTTCAGGCGGTATGCGAGCGTTTTGGCGACCCGTCCATTTTGGACAAATACGACACCTTGTTTGTCGACTCGATTACCGTGGCGGGCCGTCTGTGTATGCAGTGGTGCAAGGGGCAGCCGCAGGCGCATTCGGAGAGAACTGGCAAGCCTGACGCACGCGGCGCATACGGATTGATGGGCCAGGAGATGATCGCCTGGCTCACCCATCTGCAGCACACACGGGACAAAAATGTCTGGTTCGTCGGCATCCTTGATGAACGTCTCGATGATTACAACCGCCGCATATTTTCCCTGCAGATCGACGGCTCAAAAACAGGACTGGAACTGCCGGGCATTGTCGACGAGGTCGTCACCTTGGCCGAACTGAAGTCGGATGACGGCGCGGGCTATCGCGCGTTCGTCTGTCACACCCTTAATCCCTGGGGATACCCCGCCAAGGATCGTTCAGGCCGCCTGGAGGCGGTGGAGGAACCGCACCTGGGGCGGCTTATGGAAAAGGTCGCAGGGCCCGCGAAACCGGCTCTGGAGCGTCTGGAATACACGCAGCCGCCCGCTGTCGATCACCTCAATGAAACCAAGGAGCAAGCTCTATGAATCAGGCATGGAACGACTTTAACGATGCCGATCCACAACAGTCCGCATTCGATGTGATTCCCCGGGGAACGGTCGTGCCCGTACGCATGTCGCTGCAACCCGGTGGCTATGACGATCCCAACCAAGGCTGGGACGGCGGTTACGCCACCTACTCAAACGACACCGGAGCGGTCTACCTGGCGGCGGAGTTCATCGTCACTGGCGGCGAGTACGCCAAGCGAAAACTGTGGAGCAATATCGGTCTGTACTCGCCGAAAGGACCGACCTGGGCGCAAATGGGACGGAGTTTTATCCGCGCCGCGCTCAACAGCGCCAGACGAGTCAACCCTAACGATAACTCGCCCCAGGCGGCCGCCGCGCGTCGCATTCATGGTTTCGTGGAGCTCAATGGGCTGGAGTTTCTGGCCCGGGTGGACGTTGAAAAAGACGCCAAAGGCGGAGATCGCAATGTGATCAAGAACGCGGTGGAGCCGGACCATCCAGAATACGCCGCCTGGGTGGCGGGAGCAGCTCCATATAGGACGCCTCCAAATGGCGGCGGCGCGCCTGCGGCGCCTGCAACCATGCAACCGGCTGTTGCGGCGGGCAAGCCCGCCTGGGCTCAGTAGGAGCGTTATTTCTCATGTTGTTCGAAGTATGTCAAACAGCCGCCGTCACTAGGGCGGCTAAGGAAAACACATCTTATGAAATGCCGAGTCTGCGCTCGCCAGGCCAAAGGGTTTGGTCACTTGAACACACGGCATCGACCGGGCGAATCCAAGCGTTATCCCACCGACTGGCGGTTCTGCTCGGCGCGATGTCAGAAAGCCTTTCACGCGCTGTATGCGGATTGGCTGAGAGGGGCGAAGGAGGAAGTCATGCTAAATACCACCGACATTGAGCAAGCCGCTTTACGAGGGTGTCTGAAACCCTTCGGCGACGCGGCGACCGCCATCGGTTTTGACAAGCCGTTAGGCGCTTACTCTGAGGCGGAGGCGATGACGGTTGTCGAGGCGATTATAAGCGGGTACGTGGCGGCGATGACTCAATACCACGAGTCCGCACGCTGTGCTCCGGTTCGTTCGTCTGGCGTGAGGTCAGAGCCAAAGGCGCATCTGTTTTCCGATTTGGAGGGAGAACTGCCTTGGGAGAAATCTGCATGATGGATTTCAACTCAACCGAAAGTTTCTCCGGACGGATTTCGGCGTTGGTCGATATCGGGCTGCGCAAAGTAAGGGATGAGCAATCGCCAAGGACCTACCTGGGCGCCTCACGGTTGGGCGTAGCCTGCGAACGGGCGCTGCAGTTTGAATACGCCCAGGCGCCGGTCGATCCGGGGCGCGAAACGCAGGGCCGTATTCTGCGGATCTTTGAGCGTGGTCATGTCATGGAGGACTGCATGCTGAACTGGCTGGAAAAAGCCGGCTTCACGGTTCTCACCCGCAATGAGGTAGGCGAACAGTTTGGATTTTCCGCTGTGGACGAACGCCTTCAGGGGCATGTCGATGGCGTTATCGTAAGTGGGCCGGAGGGATTCGTTTACCCCGCGTTGTGGGAGCACAAATGCCTTGGCGCCAAGTCATGGCGTGATCTTGAAAAGCATCGTCTGGCCAAATCAAAGCCGGTCTATGCGGCTCAGGTGGCGATCTACCAAGCCTATCTGGGGCTGCATGAGGCGCCTGCGCTGTTTACCGCCCTGAACGCCGACACCATGGACATCTACGCCGAGCTTGTCCCTTATAACGGCGAACTCGCGCAGCGTATGTCCGATCGCGCGGTGAAGATCATCCTGGCGACCGATGCGGGAGAGTTGCTGCCTCGCTCGTTCTTGGACGAAGAGCACTGGGAATGTCGGATGTGCGCATGGCGCAACCGGTGCTGGACCAGTGGGGAGGCGACAGGATGATCGACTTCAACGAGCGCGTTGCTCCCCCTTTGGAAAACCGCGATCTCCATGCCGAGCGTGAGGCGATTCGCGCCGAACTGATCGCCAATCTGGAGTCGGTGCTGACAACGCTGTATCCGGCGGGCAAACGTCGCCGCAATCTGTTCTTGATTGGTGACGTATTGGGCAGTCCTGGCGAAAGTTTGGAAGTGGTCCTTGAAGGCGAAAAAGCGGGTCTTTGGACTGATCGGGCGGAAGGCGTCGGCGGCGATATCTACGCCATGATTGCCGGGTATTACCACGTTGACGCATGCGTGGACTTTTCCAGGGTTCTTGATCTGGCCGTCGAGTTGTTGGGGCGTTCTCGCACCCAGCCCACACGCAAGCGAAGCAAGTCGCCGCCGATGGATGATCTCGGTCCGGCGACAGCCAAGTGGGATTATCTGGACGCGAATGGAAAACTCCTGGGGGTGGTGTATCGCTACGATCCTCCTGGGCGAAGGAAGGAGTTTCGGCCGTGGGACGCCAAGCGTCGCAAGATGACGCCGCCTGAGCCACGTCCCCTGTACAACCAACCCGGTATCGCGCAGTCGGAACAGGTGGTGTTGGTGGAAGGCGAGAAATGCGCCCAGGCGCTGATCGATGCAGGTATCTGCGCCACCACGGCGATGAATGGAGCCAAAGCGCCAGTGGACAAAACCGACTGGCGTCCGCTGACTGGCAAGCATGTGATCATCTGGCCTGATCGGGATGCGCCGGGTTGGGCCTACGCCGACCAGGCCTCTCAGGCGATTCTGCGGGCGGGAGGACTATCGGTCGCCATTCTGACGCCATCGGAGGACAAACCCGAGGGCTGGGATTCAGCGGACGCTCTGGAGGAAGGCTTTGATGCCGTCGGGTTTATTTCAGCTGGCCCCCGCATGCCCATAGAACCCAGCTGCGACGAGGAGGATTCAGAAACACTCCTGAGTGACGTCGACTGGGCCACCGAGGACGGCCTGGCCATGGCCTTCACGCGTCGCTATGGCGAGGACTGGCGGTATTGCTCTCTCTGGGGCAAATGGTTGGTGTGGTCAGGCATGCGCTGGAACTCAGACCAAATGCTGTTTGTTCAGCATCTTGTGCGCGGTGTTTGTCGCGCCGCGTCTCAAAAAGCGGACAGCGACAAACGTAAGGGCCGACTCGCAAGCGCTGCGACAATCGCCGCAGTGGAAAAGATCGCGCGTTCTGATCCCGCACATGCCTCCACCCCTGAGGAGTGGGATGCGGATATCTGGGCGTTGAATACGCCCGGTGGTGTGGTCGAGCTGAGAACGGGTCAGATCCGGGCCCACAGACGCGAGGACCGCATGACCAAGTCAACTTCCGCGACACCCAAAGGCGATTGCCCGACTTGGCGCACCTTTCTGGCGGACGTCACCGGACAGGATGCTGAGCTGCAGGAGTATTTGCAAAGAGTGGTCGGCTATTGCCTGAGTGGAGCCACCAGCGCGCATGCGTTGTTTTTCCTCTACGGCACAGGGGCCAACGGCAAGAGCGTGTTCGTGAACGTGGTCGGCGCCATCCTGGGCGACTACGCCGCCAATGCGCCCATGGACACCTTCATGGAGGCGCGCGGCGATCGGCACCCAACGGATCTGGCGGGCCTGCGCGGAGCACGATTCGTGTCGGCCATTGAAACCGAGCAAGGCCGGCGTTGGAACGAGTCCAAGGTCAAAGCCATTACCGGTGGCGACAAGATTTCCGCGCGCTTCATGCGCCAGGACTTCTTTGAGTATGCCCCCCAGTTCAAATTGCTGATCGCCGGTAATCACAAGCCTGCCATTCGCAACGTCGACGAAGCGATGAAGCGTCGGTTACATCTGATCCCATTCACTGTGACCGTACCTCCGGAAAAGCGCGATGGCGGCCTGACCGACAAACTACTCGCCGAGCGCGGCGGCATTCTCGCTTGGGCAGTGGAAGGATGTCTGGAGTGGCTGCGCGATGGGCTCAAGCCCCCAGATTGCGTACGGGCGGCGACGGAGGAGTATTTTGAGGCGGAGGACGCCCTTGGACAGTGGATTGAAGAACGTTGCGAACGTATTGGGCAGGCGAAAACCGCATCGTCCGAGCTTTATGCAGACTGGCGTGAGTGGGCCGAGCGCGCAGGCGAATACGTGGGTTCCATCAAACGTTTCTCAGAAACCCTCATAACGCGGGATTTCATGCAAAGCCGTTTGCATGGCGGAACGCGTGGTTTTAAAGGCCTGAGGCTACGCCCCAAACCTTATCAATATAGCTATTACGACTAACTCTGGTGACGGATGGTGACCATCGTTCTGATTTACCCCTATACGCGCGTACGCGTAATAGTGTTATTCGGTAGGCCAGTCACTATCCGTCACCACTCTCTCAAACGGAGATGGAAATGACCTTATCAGTATTGGCGCTGGATCTGGGAACACGCACCGGATGGGCGGCGAAAGGAAAGGATCGCGCCATCGTCAGTGGCGTGATGAACTTTAAACCCCAGCGCTTTGAAGGCGGCGGTATGCGCTTTTTGAGATTCAAACGTTGGCTGACCGAGCTGAAAGCGAATCTGGACGGCATTGACGCGCTGTATTTCGAAGAGGTTCGCCGGCATGTCTCCACCGATTCCGCGCATGCCTATGGCGGCTTTCTGGCGACGCTAACGGCGTGGTGCGAGCATCATGAGATCCCATACCAAGGCGTGCCTGTGGGGACCATCAAGCGTCACGTCAGCGGCAAAGGCAACGCCAGCAAGGAGGATGTGATAGCGGCTGTACGGAAACGGGGATTCAATCCCTCGGATGATAACGAGGCGGATGCCCTGGCGATCATGCTGTGGGTGCAGGACACACAGGAGACGGAATATGAAAACGCCTAAGCCCATTTACCGCAGCCCCTTGGGAAAATATCAGCCTGATCAAGGACCCGATCCCGAGAAAATCAAACGCGAGGGGTGGCGCAGTCAACGTATCCTGGTGATTTCACCTGACGATGACCGGTTGAACTGGATAGAGAGCGAGCTGTTGTGTCGGATTGGAGAGCGCCTCTACGGCGCAGGGGAACCTAAGCATGAGTGATTGGACTTTAGAGCATGTGGCTGACCGTTTCACCGACGCGGCAATCACAGCGCAACGGCTGCCCCCTGTCCGGGTACAGGGATACGCTAACAGCTGGCCAGCCATTCTACGCAAGCCCTGGGAGAACATGGGCGCGGAGCCTGTGGTGAAGCGATTGCCGCCCGATCCGGCCGCGATTGATCGCATGCTTGAGACCTTCCGTTGGGTGAAATGGTTGACCGAGGATCAACGTCACCTGGTGTGGATGCGGGCGGATGGCTGTCCCTGGAAAGAAGTCTGTGCGCACTTCGGTATGGACCGCACCACAGGGTGGCGTCGCTGGAAGGCGGCCTTGTCTACTGTGGCGGTTCGACTTAACGATCCCGAGGAAAGGATTAGTTTTAATTAGTTATAAACAACTCCTGCGGAAAACGTAGTATTGGTGCGGGTTGGACGCCAATTGGGGGCGTAACATCCGCCGGCTTTTTTGGTAATATTTGCGTTACCTCGTGACACGAGCGCACCTCCCCGCTATGGCAGCCGTCAGGCGATTATTTGGCCTATCTGGGCGCCTTTTGGGCTCCCGATGGGTCCTTCCTGGCCATGAATTGAAGCGGGGGGCGTGAGCGCCGCGTTTGTTTAGCGTCAGCGCTAAAAACGAGGTTTGCAGGGTTTGCGGTTCGCAGGCCCGATTCCAACGTACTTCCCTTTACCCGCCCGTGAAGCGATTCACCGGCGGGTTTCTTTTTTGAGGCCCTGAATCTGAATTCTTTGTTCGCGGTTGGCGCCCCAAGCTATCCGCCATTGGTTGTTCAATACCGGTCAGTGGAAACGCTCATCCCGTATTGCCGAAACGCGCGTACGCACTCCGAGGAACAGGTGGCGCAGATCGCCGCCAGTATTGCGGAGTTTGGCTGGACCAACCCCATCCTGGTCGACGGAGAGAACGGCGTGGTCGCCGGCCACGGGCGCTTGCTGGCGGCGAGAAAATTGGGACTGCTTGAGGTCCCGGTCATTGAGCTCGCGCATTTGTCGCCGACGCAGAAACGCGCCTATATCCTCGCGGACAATCAGCTGGCCTTGAAGGCGGGCTGGGACGAGCAATTGTTGCGCGTTGAGTTGGAGGCGTTGCAGGAAGATGGTTTCGACCTGGATCTGACCGGCTTCGACGCCGACGATCTGGCAGCGTTGTTGGAGGCGGAGGAAACCGAGGTAGAGGGGCAAACTGACGACGACTCGGTTCCCGAAGAGGAAGAGGCCGTAATCTCCCAATCCGGCGACGTCTGGTTGTGTGGCGAACATCGCGTCCTCTGTGGCGACGCAACCTTACCGGATGCGTACGCCGCATTATTCAGCGATGGGAAGCTGGCGGATATGGTATTTACCGATCCTCCCTATAACGTGAATTACGCGAACAGCGCCAAAGACAAGCTGCGCGGTAAGAATCGCGCGATCTTAAACGACAATCTCGGCGACGGTTTTTACGACTTCTTGTTGGCGGCGTTGAGCCCAACCCTTGCACATTGTCGGGGCGCGATATACATCGCCATGTCCTCCAGCGAGCTGGACACCCTGCAGGCGGCGTTTCGGGAAGCGGGAGGCAAGTGGTCGACTTTCATCATCTGGGCCAAGAACACCTTCACGCTGGGACGTTCAGACTATCAGCGCCAATACGAGCCGATACTGTACGGCTGGCCGGAAGGCGCGCGCCGACACTGGTGTGGCGATCGCGATCAAGGCGACGTATGGCAAATTAAAAAGCCGGCGAAAAACGATCTGCATCCCACCATGAAGCCCGTGGAACTGGTGGAGCGCGCCATCCGCAATTCCAGCCGGCCGGGAGATAGGGTGCTTGATCCTTTCGGCGGTTCAGGCACCACCTTGATCGCAGCGGAAAAGTCAGGACGCGTCGCGCGTCTGATCGAGCTTGATCCCAAATACGTGGATGTGATCGTGCGCCGCTGGCAGGAGTGGACGGGAGAAAGCGCTATCCGTGAAAGTGATGGATCTAAGTATGGCGAGAATCTCAAGTTAGACGGCTGAGATAATGTGCTTTAATTGGACTATCTCGTTCAAGACTTTCAGGAGGGGGAAGTCATGAAACCGAATATCTTTCGCTATGTGGTTCGCTACGACTGTGAGAGCGCACCAAGTCTCTATGAGGGTTTTTGCGTCATGCCTGTCTGCATGTCCCACATCAGAGAGCCGGTAGAAATAGATGACTGGATGATTGGCTTTCAGAGCAAAACGCCAAATCACGTCGTGTACGCCATGCAAGTCAGGGAAACACTATCTCTAGTTGATTACTTGAAAGACAAGAGATTTGCTGACTCTATCCCTAAACCCGCCACATCCTCAGAGAATATCCACATCCTCGACAGGAAGAGGCAACTGGAGCACAAAGTAAGTCCTGCTCACATCGGCCCTAATTATGAGGAATATATTCGTAGCCTTACGGTGCTGGTCAGCAATAAATTCTGGTATTTCGGCGCCAATAGCCAGCTTATCTCAACCGACCTGACTCATCTGTCGCCGCCACACCAAGGTAATATCGTGCATAAGAATCGACGCGATACCGATTTAGACAGATTTAAAATTTGGCTATCACGCTGGAGTATGGGAATTCATGGAGAGCCGGAAGAAGCCTGCGTCAAACTTCGTGACTGGCTGTCTGCGCTGGGGGCGAATGTGGATGAGATTGGAGCGAATCCAAATGGTAAAGGTTTCGATCCAACCGATAATGGCCACCCATGCTCGAAGCTGGGTGGCGGTTGACGCTTAAGCCTCAGCAGGCTCGCAATAAACCACATACCCAACCAGTTCAGGCAGTCCGTAAGGGATGCCGCGCTGTACGCTGGTGATTCGTCCGATGGTGCGTTTCATCCAGCTTTGGGTGGTTGCCTCAATAGCGGCCGCAAGGGTTAGCCCGGACAATTGCTTACCTTGAACCTCATCCGCAAAGCGTCTTCCGTAGCGGCTATCCAAAAAGTTTCGGATGGATTCAAGCGGTTGCCCCGTCGCGTTCGAAATGGCTGTCATGGCTAGAGGCCAAGCGACATTGGCCTCCTCATTCATCGTTCCGAAGAAGCCCCAAGCGACGTTTTGGGTGGTGGGTATGGGTGTTGAGCGTTCCATCTTTGATTTCCTTTGGGTCAGTTTGTTGCGTCCCTAGTAACGCTTCATATGAGCGGGAAGCCAAGTTAATCCTCGGCTTCCCTTTGGATAAATCGCTACCCAAGTCTGGCGACGTAGCGAGGGTAGTCTCCATGATCGGGGTTGATGTAGAGGTAGGGGCGGCCCGGGGCGGTGACTTCGATGCAAAGCTCACCGCCGTGAACGCTTCCCCCTTTGCCGCGCAGCCAATCCCGACGTGCGCTGAGGTGGTTGGTGAACACGTCAAACTCAATCGTCGTCATTTCCCGGGTTTCGGTAACGTAGATCCTGTGTTGTCCGTAACCGCCGACCTCGTTCAGGTCGACCGGCTTCCGGGCGAGGGGCAGACGGACGCCCAGCTCTTCCACCTCAATGCTGGCGCCATCAACGATCAGAGTGCGAGGGGTTCGGGTGATGGTGAGGGTCATGGTTTTCACTGTCTTTCTCCTTGTGTTGCGTCGTTAATCTTGACGCCCCTAGTAACGCTTCATATGAGCGGAAATCCAAGTTGAATCTGGAGGGATAACCGAGGTTTTTTGCGTCAGGGGCGGCGAACAAAAAAAGCCGGCGACGAGGCCGGCTGTAAGCGTTCAGGAGGGCCGATCAATCAGCCGCCAACACAACTTTAAGGCGATGTCCTCCCAGGGGGCGATAAGGCGGCTAGCGTCCGATAGCAGGCCGAGGAGATGAAACCGAATCAATAACCGGGCGTCTTCGTCTTCCTCAAGTTTGCCCAGGTAGCGGGCAAGACGCTCATCTATCAGCAACCCATGCAGCTTGGTGATCGCCTCGCGCTTGGGGAGCGGTTCCGACATCAGGCGCGTCAGAGCAAGAGCTTTTTCTTCGGTGTGTGGTTGGTGGATGGTTTCCATTAGGGCTTCTCCTTTTTGTGGTGAGGCGGCTGCGTCGCGCCGCCGGGTAGTTGCTAGGGTCAGGCTTCGATGATGCGCTTGCAGATGGCGATGGCCGCCTCGTCCCAGGTCACGTAGGAGAGGTGCAGGTTGTCCAGCGCCCGCTCAAGGTGAAAGCGCACCAGGAGGCGGACATCGGCGTCCTCCTCAAACTCTTCAAAAAAGTCAAAAAGGTCGTCGTCACCGGTGAGGTGGTAAAGCTTGTCGCTGGCGTCTTTCTTCAGCAGCGGCTTGGCCATCAGGCGTTCCAGTTTGGCGGCTTTTTCTTCGGTGTTGGGTTGGCTCCAGGTTCCCATTTTGTCGCTCCTTTTGGGTGGTTCGTGTGGCGCTATGAACGCTTCATAGCGCCGGCTTAGCAAGTGATTTAGAGCGTTAGGGCTGGTCGGTTTTGGCGATGCGGTAAATGCGCTCGCCATCTGCGGATTTCTCTGAGATCACGTTGAGTCCCAGCTTCTTTTTCAGCGCCCCAGAGAGCGTTCCGCGCACCGTGTGTTTTTGCCATCCTGTGGCATGGCTGAGTTGGTCGATGGTGGCTCCTTCCGGGCGCTCCAGCATCTGGATGACAAGGGCTTGCTTGCTGTTGGCGCGCAGGCGAGGTGGCTGGCGCTGTGGCGCTGTTTGGGCCACGTCCCGTTCCGTGTCGAGGGACTCAGGCTCGGGCTCTGCAGGAATTGGCTTGCCGCGTCCCAGCGCCTCGTAGGCGGCGTCATTGATTCGCCATGCCTCTCCCTCAGCGTGGATCAATTCAAGCCTCATCAGGCTGGTCAGCACTTTCTTGCGCGCGCCGCCTTTGATGTGGTCTGGAAACCAGTCCACGCGACCCTCGCGGTGATCGATGGCGTGGGACAAAACAGCGTGTTGTGTGGGTGACAATGTAGATTTCATAAAAGCTCCTTGGCGGGTTGGTTAAGACGCCGACATGAACGCTTCATTCGAGCAGGAAGCCAAGTGGATTTAGCGTTATTTTTTTGAAGTGATTGATACAGCTCATGGGAATGCATATTCGCGTTTATGCTGCTAATAAGGCCCCCGTAGCGAGAGCTATTAGTCGAATGAGAGGGGGTAAGTGACTGGCCTTGTGAAAGCTCCGTTTTGGCATACGGATATGTGAGTGGCCTAAAAGTTTATTGACGGCATTTGCACATATCTCGCGCATTCACTAGCGGCGAGATTTAAATGTTGCGCCTTAACTTATTATGGTTAACTTTATCTTGGAGACTTTGGAATGCCTGTAATCACGGAAAAACAGATTTTTGGCTGGGCGCAAGGCTGGGCTAAAAACAAAGGAGGGGAAATTGTTAGAAATTTCATGCAAAAAGGTGGATGGGAAGGCTGGGCTCAAGTAGAGCTGACGAATGTATTTCAGACATTACCTGGCGACGGTGTTGTTAATGTTGAAAGAGAAGTTCACGCATATGAAAATGCGCGGCAAGCGGTCGACATAAAGATTACAGACGTCAACCAACAAAAATCATTCCTGGTAGAGCTAAAATGTGAATCGCTATTTGCCTCTGCAGACAGCGCCACGCAACAAGCTGGCAACAGATTCTATCTAAACTTCCAAGACGATATCCAAAAGCTCAGATCACGAACAAGGCAACAAAGCATACCGCTAGCTCTTATGTTCATCATTAGCGACGAAGCAAGAAGGGAGACTGATTCTTACTTTGGCGATAATGTCCAAAGGGAGGACTTTAGTCTACCTGACGGTTGGACGTTAAGTATCTATTTAGCGGTGTGCTAATAGAAAACGCATAATTGATATTCGTCTGCCTAATCAAAACTCACAATTTATTGTACTTTGGCTAGGCAGATATGAAGTCAACAGCTTTTGATGATTTATAGATACTCCTCGCATTTCTCACGAAGCACTTGCAACAAACGGCCAATGCCAAATACAAGGCGACACGTTTTTCTACGTCAAAGGCCTACAAAACGATGACCTCGGCGCTGTGGCGCTCAGAACCTTATACATGTTTAGCTTAGTGGCGACACAGCGCATCCCGAAAAGCAAAAGATGCAATCCAAGTGTTTTAAGCGTTATTTCCCGATGTGATTGATACAGCTCATGGGAATTTCTATTCGCGCCTATGCGCGTCATCGAGGCGTCTCCGATACCGCCGTTCGTAAGGCGATTCAGACAGGACGCATCACCCCCGAGCAGGACGGAACGCTGGATCAGGAACGGGCGGATCGGGAGTGGGAGCGCAATACCGAATCACCCAAGGTGGGATCGCGCCGAGGCGTCGTCAAAGCGCGAACCCCGGAAGACATCGCCGGCAACGGGAATGCCTCACTTCTACAAGCGCGCACCGTTAATGAGGTGGTCAAGGCGCAGACGAACAAGGTTCGCCTGGCGCGGCTTAAAGGAGAATTGGTGGATCGCTCGCAGGCGATCGCCCATGTGTTTCAGTTGGCGCGCACCGAACGCGACGCCTGGCTGAATTGGCCCTCGCGGGTGTCCCCTCATATGGCGGCCCATCTTGGCGTTGATCCACACGCTTTCCATGTGGCGCTGGAATCGGCGGTGCGCGAGCATTTGCAAGAACTTGGCGAGCTGCGTCCCCGAGTGGATGGATGATTTCGGGCCCGGATTATGACGGGGCGGCGGATATCGAACGGGCGTGGCGTGAGGGACTGACCCCAGAGCGTTTGCTCTCCCTGTCGGAGTGGGCCGACCACCATCGGGTCCTGTCCAGCAAAGCCTCTGCGGAACCCGGGCGCTGGCGCACTCAACGCACGCCCTACCTGCGCGAGATCATGGACTGCCTCTCTCCAACCTCGCCAGTTGAACGCGTCGTGTTTATGAAGGGGGCGCAGGTCGGCGGTACTGAGGCCGGCACTAACTGGATCGGTTACGTTATTCATCATTCCCCCGGTCCCATGATGGCGGTCTGGCCTACCGTGGATATGGCGAAGCGGAGCTCCAAGCAGCGGATAGATCCCTTGCTGGAGGAGACGCCGGCGCTGACAGAATTGGTCGCCCCCGCGAGATCAAGAGACTCTGGCAACACCATCTTGTCGAAGGAGTATCGCGGCGGCGTATTGGTCATGACCGGCGCCAACTCCGCGGTGGGGCTGCGCTCCATGCCGGTGCGTTATTTGTTCCTGGACGAGGTGGACGCCTACCCGGTGGATGTGGAAGGCGAAGGCGACGCCATCACCTTGGCGGAAGCGCGCACGCGCACCTTCTCCCGGCGCAAGATCTTCATTGTCTCCACGCCGACTATCGCCGGAGCCAGCGCGATTGAGCGCGAATACGAGGCGTCCGACCAGCGGCGATATGTCGTGCCTTGTCCACATTGCGGCCACCCGCAGTGGCTGCGCTTTGAGCAGCTAAGATGGGAGCGTGGCCGTCCCGACACCGCCGCCTACGTGTGCGAAGCCTGCGTCGTCCCCATCGCCGAGCACCACAAAACCTGGATGCTGGAGCGCGGCGAGTGGCTAGCGATGGCGCCCGGGCGCGGAACCAAGACTGCAGGCTTTCACTTATCTTCCTTGTACAGCCCGATAGGCTGGCGCACCTGGGCGGATATCGCCTACGCCTGGGAGAGCGCCGTCAACAAAGAGTCCGGCTCCAACGCCGCGATCAAAACCTTCAAGAACACCGAATTGGGCGAGACCTGGGTGGAGGAAGGCGAAACGCCGGATTGGCAACAGCTGGCCGAGCGGCGTGAGGAATATCCGATCGGTTGCGTACCCGCTGGCGGCCTCTTGCTGGTGGGAGGCGCGGACGTACAACAGGATCGCATCGAAGCGTCGATATGGGCCTTTGGTCGCGGCAAGACAGCGTGGCTGGTTGAGCATCGGGTGCTGATGGGCGATACCGCGCGCGAGGACGTCTGGAAGCATTTGGCGGCGTTACTTGATGAAACCTGGAGCCATGAGGACGGCGCGCCAATCCCCCTAACGCGATTCGCATTGGATACCGGCTTCGCTACACAGGAAGCCTATGCATTCGTGCGCGCCCGTCGCGATCCACGCCTCATGGCCGTCAAAGGACGAGCGCGTGGCGCGGCGTTGGTCGGATCGCCCACCGCAGTGGACGTCACCCAAGGCGGTCGCAAATTGCGTCGGGGCGTCAAACTGTTCTCGGTGGCGGTGGGCATCGCCAAACTGGAGTTATACAACAACCTGCGCAAACACGCGGACATGGCGGAAGATGGGGTCACTCCCGTCTATCCGGCTGGCTACATTCACTTACCCCGGGTCGACGCCGAGTTCCTCCAGCAGCTCTGTGCGGAGCAGCTGGTGACGCGCCGCGACCGCAACGGTTTTCCGGTGCGCGAATGGCGCAAGATGCGTGAGCGCAATGAAGCGTTGGACTGTTATGTCTACGCCCGCGCCGCGGCCTGTGCGGCGGGGTTGGATCGTTTTGAAGAACGCCATTGGCGCGAGCTCGAAAAAACACTGCGTCCGCCAGATACGCCAGAACCTCCTATTGCACGTTATGACGACAAGGCCGCCCTCGAAGGCGGCCTTGTCGTTTCTAAATCCCGATCCCCAAGTCGACGCCGCATTCAGAGCGCGTGGCTGACACGATAAGAGACCCATGTATACCCAAGAGCAACTTGATGTTTTGAAGCGGGCGTTGGCCACCGGCGAGCGCCGGGTGAGCTTCGGCGACAAAACGGTGGAGTACCGTTCGGTGGCCGAGCTGCAGGCGGCGATACGCACCGTGGAGGCGGAGATTTCCCGACGCGAACTTACGCCGCGGGTGCGACGGATTTATATGACGACGGGCAAAGGCGCCTGATGGCCTGGTTCGCGCGTCTGCGCAAAGGGCTGTTCGGGCAGACCGCGCCAACCTATGACGGCGTTGGCGGCGGCCGGCGGGCGCTCGCCTGGCAAGTGGGCAATCCCGGTGCGGTGGCGGCGTTGGCGTTTACCCAGAATGAGCTGCGCGCCAAAAGCCGGGATCTGGCCCGCCGCAATGTCTGGGCCGCGGCGGGCGTCGAAGCCTACGTCGCCAATGCCATCGGCGTCGGCGTCAAGCCGCAGTCCCTGGTCAAAGATCCCCGTTTGCGGGAAGCCATTCATGAACGGTGGCGCGACTGGTGCGAGGATGCCGACGCTGCCGGACTGACGGATTTCTACGGCCTGCAGGCGTTGGTGTGTCGCGCCATGCTGGAGGGCGGCGAGTGCCTGGTGCGCCTGCGCTACCGTCGTCCGGAAGACGATCTGCCGGTAGGTCTGCAACTGCAGGTGTTGGAGCCGGAGCATCTGGACCCGACGCTGAATCAGGACCTGCCCAACGGCCATACCGTGCGCGCTGGCATCGAGTTCGATTGCCTGGGGCGGCGCGTCGCCTACCACCTTTTTCGCACGCATCCGGGAGACGGTCTGCTCGCCCCGGCGTCCGGCGCGACGGACTTGGAAACAGTGCGGGTTCCCGCCGCCGAAATCCTACATGTGTTCCGGCCGCTGCGACCGGGTCAGATCCGCGGCGAACCTTGGCTGGCCCGGGCCCTGGTCAAGCTCAACGAGCTGGATCAATACGACGACGCCGAGCTGGTGCGCAAGAAAACGGCGGCGATGTTCGCCGGTTTCATCACGCGCATCGGCCCGGAGGACAACCTGATGGGCGAAGGCGCGCCGGACGGACAGGGAGCCGCGTTGGCGGGACTGGAGCCCGGGGCGTTGCAGATTCTTGAGCCCGGCGAGGACATCAAGTTCTCGCAACCGGCGGACGTCGGCGCCAGCTATGCGGACTTCATGCGTCAACAGTTTCGCGCCGTCGCCGCAGCGATGGGCATCACCTACGAGATGCTCACTGGCGATTTGACCCAGGTAAATTACTCCTCGATCCGCGCCGGCCTGCTGGAATTTCGACGTCGCTGCGAAGCGATTCAACACGGCGTCATTGTCCATCAGCTATGCCGTCCCATCTGGCGCGCATGGATGACTCAAGCGGTGCTGGAAGGCGTGTTGCGCGCGCCCGATTTCGCTAACCGTCGGCGGGACTATCTCGCCGTCAAATGGGTGCCCCAGGGATGGCAGTGGGTTGATCCCAAGAAAGAATTCGATGCGCTGATCGTGGCCATTCGCGCCGGGTTACTGTCGCGCTCTGAAGCCATCTCCGCGTTTGGTTATGACGCGGAAACCATCGACAGAGAAATTGCCGCTGATAACGCGCGCGCAGACGAGCTCGGTCTGACGTTCGACTCCGATCCCAGACCAGCCGCAGCAGCGACCGACGCCGCCCCTTCCGATTCCTCAGAAGACTAAAACACATATGCCCATGATTCATTTAGCGTCCCGCTTGATCGGGACGCCGCTACTGATCGCCCGCTGCAAACTGGATGTGATCCTGGCGGTGGTGGGGGGTCGCATAGGACTGGCCAACACGGGCGTGAGCCTCACGCCGCCGGCGCCGCGAGCGCGCAAAGACAGCGCGCCCGGCATTGCGGTTATCCCCGTGCATGGCTCGCTGGTGCGGCGCACGCTGGGCCTTGAAGCCGCGTCAGGCCTGTCTTCTTATGGCCAGATCGCGCAAAGCCTGGATGCCGCCGTGGCCGACCCACAGGTGGCGGGTATTTTACTCGACATTGATTCGCCGGGCGGTGAGGCCGGCGGGGTCTTTGAGCTGGCTGAACGCATCCGCGCGGTGAACGCCCGCAAGCCAGTCTGGGCGCACGCCAATGACTCCGCTTTCTCCGCCGCCTACGCCATCGCCGCAAGCGCGGGTCGGCTCAGCGTGTCGCAGACCGCTGGCGTGGGCTCGGTAGGCGTGATCGCGCTGCACGTAGACCAGTCAGCGAAAGACGCCCGCGACGGATTAGCGTACACGGCCCTGTACGCCGGCGAGCATAAAAACGATCTGTCTCCCCATGCCCCGTTATCGCCGGAAGCCGCCAGTTCTCTCCAGGCGGAAGTGGATCGTCTGTACCGGATTTTCGTCAGCCAGGTCGCCCAGATGCGCAACCTGAGCGAGGACGACGTGCGCAATACGAAAGCGCGTCTGTTCTTTGGCGAAGAAGCCGTGTCGTTAGGGCTGGCGGACGCCGTCTCAAGCTTTGATCAAACCCTCTCTGAATTCACCGATGCGTTACGACGACAAGGCGCACTCACGCCTCGTGAACGTCGCAACGCGCACGCTTACCCCCGCTCGTCCAAGGAGCTTATTGTGTCTGAAGTCCTCCCAGAAGCCTTACCCAACCACATTGACGATCCTGTCGTGGAAGCGTCTATCGAGCCGGCTTCGCCGCCGGTGCAGGCGCCGCCTTACGCCCAGGCGCAGGCCATTGCCGAGCTTTGTTTGATTGCTGGCGTTCCCCAACGCACCGCCGAGTTTCTCGCCGCGGGCAGCAGTGAGGCGCAGGTCCGGCAGGTCTTGCTGAGCGCGCGAGCGGAGCAGCCTGACATCGCCTCGCGCATTACAGCGGAAACCGGGACGCAGCTGCGCCCCGAGCACAGTCCGGTTGTCGCCGCGGTCAAGCGTTTGGCGGGAGAGGCGTAGTCAATGCCCGCCATTCACGAAGCCAACAATCTAGGGGATCTGCTCAAGTTCGAAGCCCCTAATCTCTATTCCCGCGATGTGGCCAGCGTAGCGGTCGGACAAAAGCTGGCGCTGGGAGCCGTTGTTTCCCTGGATGCGGAGGGACGACTGAAAGCGCTGACGCCAGCCGCCGAGGGCGGCGATACGGCCGTCGGCGTTCTGGCCGTGAGCATCGACGCCACCAGCGCGGAGCGACATGACGCGCTTTTTATCGCCCGTCACGCGGTGGTCGCAAGCGATGCGCTGATCTGGCCTTCCGACATTACCCCCGAACAAAAAGCCGCTGCAATGGCGCAACTGAAAGCGCGCGGCCTGCTGGTGCGCGCGAGCGCCTGACGTCCCTCCTGAGAAAGAGTTCATGCTGAATCCCTTTGATACCCCCGCCTTTTCCATGGCCGCGTTGACGGCGGCCATCAATATTCTGCCCAACCGATATGGGCGCCTGGAATCGATGAAGCTCATGCCGATGCAGCCGGTTCGCACGCGCCAGATCATCGTGGAAGAAATGAATGGCGTGCTGAATCTGCTGCCAACCCTGCCGCCGGGCTCGCCCGGCACGGTGGGACGTCGCGGCAAGCGCTCGCTGCGTTCTTTCGTGATACCGCACATTCCCCATGACGATGTGGTGCTGCCGGATGAGGTGCAAGGCGTGCGCGCCTTCGGATCTGAAACCGACATGGAGACGATCGCAGGCATCATGGCGCGCAACCTGCAAACCATGCGCAACAAGCACGCCATCACGCTGGAGCATCTGCGTATGGGCGCCTTGAAAGGCGTCATTCTGGACGCCGATGGATCGGTGCTGTACGACCTGTACGACGAGTTCGACATCGCCCCGACCACCATTCCTTTTAACCTGGGCAATGCCGCTACGGCGGTTAAGGATCGCTGCATCAAAGTGTTGGCGCACATCGAGGACAACCTTCGCGGCGAGTTCATGACCGGGGTGCATTGCCTGTGTTCGCCGGAGTTTTTCGCGGCGCTGACGGGCCACGCCAAAGTGGAGAAAGCCTACGAGCGTTGGCAGGACGGCGCGATATTGATTAACGATGTGCGCTCCGGATTCACCTTCGGCGGCATCGTCTTCGAAGAGTATCGCGGCCAGGCCAACGATATCGATGGCGTCGCACGTCGCTTTATCGCGCCCGGCGAAGCGCATGCGTTTCCCGTAGGCACGATCGACACCTTCGCCACACATTGCGCGCCAGCGGACTTCAATGAAACGGTCAATACCATCGGTAAGCCGCTGTATGCGAAACAGGAACCGCGCAAGTTTGGCCGCGGCACGGATTTGCATACCCAGTCCAATCCGCTGCCGATGTGTCGACGCCCGGGTGTGCTGGTGCGCCTGGCCGCATGATCGCGCGCCTGGAGGCGTTATATGACGCCGCTGATCGAGCAGGATTGTTAGTTCGCGCAGAGACTGACGGGGGCTCGGCGTCGGTGGAATTCCGCGCGCCGGACGAACCTGTGCTTGACGGCTTGGCGCTGTCTGCTGACTACGCGATTCGCTATCCGGCGTCAGCGCTTCCCACCTTGGCGGTGGATGACGAGATTTACATCGCCGGCGTTCGCTATCAGGTTCGCGATATCCGGGCCGTGGGCGATGGCGCAGAACGACGGGCGGATCTGACCCGGTTGGAGCCGCTCAGGTGAATTCCATTCGTGAACGCATTCAACGCACTTGCCTGGACACGCTCAAGAAGGCGCTGGCTCCGGTCCCGGTCTGGCGTTATCCCACGGCCCCGATCAATCGGGAAGCAAGTCCGGCCCTGTTATTGATGACGGAGTCGGACGTCGTCCTCGCCCGCGTGAATGACCGGGTTGAACGCGCACTGAATATTCGTCTGGTGGCGATCACCCGTGGTCGGGATGCGTTTGAACAAGCGGACCGACTCGCGGTCGCGGCCCATACGGCGCTGATGCGCGACGCCAATATGGGCGGACTGGCTTACGCATTACTGGAAATCGACGCGGAATGGGACGCGGAAGACGCCGATGCCGGCGCCGTCGCACTGCCATTGCGTTATGAAGTGCGATATCGCACACACATCCATGATTTAACCCGAGACGGAAGCGTATTGTGACGTTAAAGCTCTTATGTCCTCACATCCATGCCGGCGTCGCCTATGGTCCCGGCGACTGTATTGAGGTCGATGCGGCCGCCGCCCGTTGGCTGATCGAGCTTGGCGTGGCTGAAGCCATCACATCGACGAAAACGGCCCAGGCCAAAGATCGCACTCCCCACCAAAAAGGAAACTGAACATGTCGTATTTCTCCGGCCAGGGGCGCGTCTATATCGGCGCGCGCGATCCCCTCGGCCATCCCTTGGGACTCAGTTACGTGGGCAACGTTCCTGAGTTGAAAGTGTCGCTGTCGGTGGAAACCCTTGAGCACCAGGAGTCCGTCAGCGGACAACGCTTGACGGATCTGCAGTTGATCAAAACCAAGAAAGGCGAATTTTCCTGCACCTTGGAGGAGTTGATTCCGTCCAACCTGGCGTTAGGACTCTATGGCGTCTCCACCGAACAAACCGCCGGCACAGTGACCGCGGAGACGCTGCCGAATCCGCTGAATCCGGGCGAGCTATACCTGCTGGCGAAGCAGAATCTGTCCGAGGTCATGATCAAAGACTCCGGTTCGCCAGCGAAAACCCTGGCCCAGGCGCAGTACCGCGTGAACGCCAAGCATGGTTCTTTGACAGTGCTCGATAAATCCGAGAATGGCCCCTTTGTCGAGCCCTTCAAGGTGGATTACAGCTACGGAACGGCGCAGAGCACCGCCATGTTCACCCAGCCGCTGCCCGAGCGCTGGATTCGCTTTGAGGGACTGAACACCGCCGACGGCAACCGCGAGGTCGTCATCGATCTGTACCGGGTGGCGATCAATCCCGCCAAAGAGTTGTCGATCATTACCGACGAGCTGATGAAATTCGAATTGTCCGGCCAGGTCTTGGCGGACACGCTGAAATCGGCGCAGGGCGACCTGGGTCAGTTCGGCCGCATCGTGTTGTTGTAGGAGGACGCGTGGACACATCGGAATGGGACGTGCTGGCGCCGCCCGCACATACCCTGGATATTGCGGAAGTTACGCTCACGCTTTCGCCATTAACCTTGGGCGAACTGCCCGCGTTGATTCGGGCCGTGCGGCCTTTTATCGCCCAATTGGGCGGCGAGCCGGACTGGTTGGCGTTATTCTGCGACCACGCCGACTCGCTTCTGACGGCGTTGGCGATAGCGAGCCGGCAACCGTTACCCTGGGTGGAAGCGTTGGCGCTGGATGACGCATTGAAATTAGCGACCGCGTTGTTCGAGGCGAACGCCGATTTTTTCATGCAAAGGGTGGCTCCGGGATTCGACCAGCTGGCGCAACGACTGGCCGCCCGATTACCTGGAGCGACGCCATCGCCCGTTTGATTCGCGCAGGCCACCGCTACCCGGATCTGCTCACGTACACCCCCGCCCAAATCCAGACTTTTCTTATTGCGGACCAGCGTTATGAAAACGAACGGATGCTGGCGCAGTTGACGATGTTGAATATCGCGGCCCAGGGCGGCCCTGAGGATGTGAGTCGTTTGCGAGAGGCGTTACGCTTTGCGGATTGATCTGGTCGCGGATGGCCTGTTGGATCGGCGGAGATTTAACGCCTGGCGCAAAGAAAAGCGTCAGGCGGTGCATTCGGCGGTGGGCAAAGTCATGCGCGCTTCCGGCCGGGACATGGTGACGCGGGTGCGTGATGACATGCGTCGCGGTTTCTCACGCACGTCGCCGGCGCTGCTGCGTTCCGTGCGCGCCAAAGTGTATGACGCCAAGTCAAACCAATTACCCGCCTTGTGGGTGGGGTCCAAGATTCCCTGGTTGGGCGTTCATGAGCGCGGCAAGGTGATACGGGGACGCATGTTGATCCCTTTGTTGCCTGCGCATCAACGAATCGGACGCAAGGCCTTCGCGCGCCTGGTTGACGACTTACGACGGGCGAATCTCACCGCCTTCGTTAAGCGCCACGGCAAACTGATTCTGATGGCGCACAGCACGCCAGAGTCGTCGCGGGTTTTGTCTCGATTTCGCCGCGCCGAGCGTGAGCGACGAGGCGTTCGTCGACTGACCCGCGGCGAAGCCATTCCTATCGCCGTGCTGGTCTCCAAAGTCACCTTGAAAAAGCGCTTCGACCTGCAGCAGTCAGTGCGCGCGGAACTGCCCCGATTGACCGCGTCGCTGCGCGTCATCCTTAAACGACTCTGACCATGGCTTCACCACGGGCTCAAATCCTTATCTCCGCCGTCGATGATACCCGGCGCGCATTCACCTCCGTCAACGGCAGCCTCTCGCACCTTCGTGAACACGCCAACCAGCTAGGGGATCTGCTGTCCCGACTGGGCGGATTGATCGGGCTTGGACTGGGCGTGCGCGAGCTGACGGAGACGGCCGACCAATATAAGAACCTGCAGGCGCGACTCAAGCTCGCCGTCACCTCGCAGGAAGAGTTCAATCGCGCCGACGCCGAACTCTACGCGATCTCTCAACGCAACCGCGCGCCGTTGGCGGAGACGGTCACGCTGTATGCGCGACTGGCGCCCTCAGTCCGCGCTCTGGGGAGGGAGCAAAGCGAAGCCTTGGCGGTGACGGAGACCATCAGTCAGGCGGTCGCCTTATCCGGCGCCTCCAGCGAAGCCGCCGCGGGGGCGCTGCTGCAGTTGGGTCAGGCGTTTGCGTCAGGGCAGCTGCGCGGCGAGGAGTTTAACGCGGTCGTGGAACAGACGCCGCGATTGGCGCAGGCGATTGCGGATGGCATGGGCGTTCCCATGGGTGCGCTGCGTGCTCTGGCGCAGGAAGGCAAGATCACCGCCAAGGCGGTCATGGATGCGCTAAAAAATGAGAAGACGCGCCTGACGCTGGAAATGGCGAGCTTACCGGATACCGTGTCGGGCGCGTTGGTGCGCCTGAAAAACGCCTTTCTACGCGCGTTTGGCGAGCGGGACTCCCATAGCGGCGTGACCGCCGCACTGGCTCAGAGTCTGCAGTTTCTGGCGCAGCATTTGGAGGTGTTGATCGATCTGGCTGGCGTGGCGCTGGTGGCCGCCATGGGACGCATGATCGCCTCTTTGACGGCGAGTCTTGCCGCCACCCGGGCGGAAAATGCGGCGCGACTGGCCAGTCTGAAAATACTGTCGGCGGAGGCGGCGGCCCGGCATCAAAGCGCATTGGCGGCGTTGGCCCAGGCCCGTGCGCAAGGCGTGGCGACTGGGGCCTTAGTCGCGGATGTGGCGAAAACCCGCACCCAGGCGATGGCGGCGTCTTCCGCCTTTGCTCAGGCGGCCGCCTCCGCCACGCTTTGGGGACGGGGTTTGACAGTACTGCGCGGCGCGCTGGCCTTGTTAGGCGGCCCCGTCGGCGCCTTAGTGACGGCCTTGGGCGTGGTGGCGGGCATGCTGTACTCCGCCCGTGACGCCACCGTTCAATTCGGCGGAAAGACCGCCACACTCAAGCAGATTGCGGCGGCGACCTGGGACCTTGTCACCGAGAAAATCGGCGCCGCCATCGAGGCGCTGGGGCAGTTCATGGGCGCAGGCGAAGTCGGCTGGCGGCGAGTGCGTGAGGCAGCGATCAGGGAACTGCGGGAACTTGGCGCGTCGGTCCGTAGCGGAATCAATCTGGTGCTTGGAACCTTTACGGCGGTCGGACGCGTGGCGGGAATCACAGCGGCTTTTCTGGTCACAAGGTTTCGGCGCGCCTTCTCTAATATCGGAGAAATGGCGAGGGCGCTGGGACGCGATGTGAACGCGGCTTTCAAGGGCGACTTCTCCATGCAGTCTCTAAAGACGACCATGACGCGTCAACTTGGGGAGGTGGGCGTCTACGGGCGGCAAGTTTCTCGGGAGCTACGCAAGTCCTTCTCCCGGGACTATGTCGGCGAGGCGGCGCGGGCGATCGCGTCACGCATCAAACCAGAAACCCATGAACCGGGCGTATTTGGACGCAACCAACCGGCAGGCGCGGCGCCGGGCGCAGAAGGCGCACGACTGACCCTGGACCAGGCGCGCGCCGACGCGGAACTGCGCCTGCTCAAAGATTCGTTGGCGCGGGAAAACGCCGAATTGGATCGCGCTTTGGCGGAACGTCAGCTGTCATTGCGGGAGTACTACGCCGAAAAAACGCGACTCGCACAGCGCGACATCGACGCGAACATCGAGCGGGTGCGCACGGCGATACAGCGTCAGAAGGCATTGCTAAAGACGAACCAGGACGTTGCTGGGCGCGCCAAGGAGCAAGCGGATCTGGTGAAACTGGAAGCGGAGCTGACCCTGCTCAACCGACAGCGGACGGAGGCGGAAGTCGCCAATGCGCGTCGGGCGGCGCAGGCGGAGAAAGAGCTCGGCGACGAGCTTGCGCGCGTCAAAGCCGAGTTAAGGGAATTAACGGGCGTCGCCGATAGCGCGGACAGACGCGCGCAAGTGGCCCAGCGATATCAGTCCCTGGTGGCGAGACTGCAGGCGGAAGGCGATCAGGAAGGCGCCGCCCTGGTGAACCGACTCATCGACGTGCAGGCGGCGGAGGCGGATTTGGCGGCCTGGGAGCAGCGCTTTCATCAAACCCTGACGAACATGAATGCCGCAGAGCAAGCCATTCAGTTGCAGCGGCAAGCGGGACAATTGGGGGAGGCGCAGGCTCAACGGGAACTACTGGCGCTACACCAGGCGACAGGCGATGAGCTTACATCCATGTTGCCCAAGTTAGAGGCGGCGGCTTCCGCGATCGGGCCGGACGCGTTGGCGCGGGTGCAGGCTTGGAAAAACGAAATCACCCGGGTTAATCAGGTCGTGGATGAGGTGGCGGTGTCCTTTGACGGCTCACTGCGCGACGGGATGGCGAATCTGTTCGAGTCGGTGGGCGCTGGGGCCAAGAGCGCCAGCGCCGCGTTTGCGGATTTTGGCCGTTCCGTACTGGGGACGATTCAACGCATGGCCTCGCAAAAGCTCGCTGAGTCGTTGTTTGGCGGTCTGTTTGGCTCCGTCGGCTCCGCCAGCGGTCCCGGCGCCATATTGTCTTCCTTGTTCAAAGGCTTTGCCCAAGGCGGCTATGTCAGCGGACCTGGAACGTCCACCAGCGATTCCATTCCCGCGCGGTTGTCCGCCGGGGAGTTCGTCGTCAATGCCGCCGCCGTACGCCGTGTCGGCGTGGGCTTATTGCACTCTATCAACGGCCTGTCCGCCGGTCCTCGCCTGCAAGGCGGCGCCTTGGGCTTCGCCAGCGGCGGTTTGGTTCCCACTGGCCCGCGTCCGTCGGCGAGCGCAGCGGCAGGGGCGCCTGGCGCGAATGGCGGCTCCGCCGTCCGCATCGTGAATGTCGTCGATCCGGCGATGGCGGCCGACTACCTCACATCCTCCTCCGGGGAGAAAACCATCCTGAACATTCTGCAACGCAACGCGGGCGCGGTGCGGCAATTATTAAGCTGAGACTTTTTTATGGCCTACGAATCCGGCACGGCGGGCGATTACGTCGACTTGCTGATGCGCTTATACCAATTCGTGACGCAAACGATGACGCCTGTTGAGCAGCGTTGGCGGGCGCTGCGTTGGATTGGGTATAAGCGCATTTTTTGCAGCAGCGAACTGGGCGGTTATGAGGCCTTCAGAGGCTTTGACGCGGACAGCGCCAGCGAATGGTTAACCGCGCAAAGTCAGGCGGCGCCGTCTCATCTGGGGCTGGAACTGGTGCGCCCTCTGGAAGTGCGGGCATTTACCCTGAGGGGAGCGGGCAAAGCCTCGCGCTCCCCCAAATCCTTCACCTTGGAAGGGTCGGACGATGGCGAGGTGTGGACCGCTCAGGAAACCTGGAATGACCAGAGTTGGAGTAATGCGCAGTTTCGGGAATACAGCGTCAGTACGCCAAGCATCGGCGCGAAAACCCACTGGCGCATTCTGATTCACGCCAATAACGGCGACTGGGGTTACAGCGGGCTGCGGGATTTTGATCTGTTGGAAACGCTGGAGACCTCCCGCATCAGCCATGGCGTCCCCGCGCAGTTGATTCTGCAGGGGCCAGGACTGTCCGGTAACGACGCCGTTTTTGTGGGAATAGAAACCTATGCGTCGCCCACCACCGATATCTTCAACTGGCGCCTGGCGGGCTTTTCAGGGTTTGTCGAAGCGAATGGCTTCAGCAAGCAGCCAGGCGCATCGCCCATGATGGGGTTTCCTGTGTGGAATGCGGCGATGCCGTACTGGTTCGTGGCCAACGGCCAACGCATTGTCTGTGTGGTGAAAGTGGATACGTCGTACATGACGTTTTACCTGGGCAAGTTTCTCCCTTACGCCACACCAGGACAGTTTCCTTATCCCTTGCTGGCCGCCGGTATGACTCCCACCGATGCATTGACCCGCTATTCGGATGGTTCGCTGGTTTTACCCTACAAAGGCAATCGCGCGAACTTCAAATTCCGCTTCATCGACGGTGAATGGCTCCAGCCAGAAAGCTGGCCCTGGAATAACAGCGTGATCACCCGCGACACGGAAGGCCATTATCCGCTCATGCCGATTGTGCTCAATGATCCCGCCAATACCTACGGCGAACTGGACGGCGTGTATTTTGTGCCGGGGTTCGCCAACGCGGTGGAAAGCACTGTCGTTGCCGACGGCCTCGAGCATCTGGTGGTCCAGGATGTGTTTCGCACGGGCGTGCGCGACTACTTTGCGCTGAGGTTGGCGTAATGGCGTATGAAACTGGCCAGGTCGGTTCTAACTCCGCGCTGAGGGACGCCATGATGCTGTTTGCCGAAGCCAATGGTTGGCGCGTTCAGGGGGATTCGCTCAGTAAAGGCGTCAATCATGTGAGTCTGACATTGGCTGATCCCGACCAAGTGGTTATCGCCGGCGCCAACAGCGCGGATTTCAGCGTCGATCCTTGTCCGCAAAAGGCGCGTATCTGGCTGCCCAGCTCTGCGTGGCCCGTCACTTATCACTTGTTCGCCCATGAGTCGCCCGACCTGATGCTCTGTGTCGTGAATTACTCCGTGTCCCGGCATCAGTGGATGGCTTTTGGCGACATTCAGAAGTACGGCGCCTGGGAGGGCGGCAACTGGTTTGCGGCGTCCCACTGCATGGCCGCCAAATCGACGAACGGGTTCTATTTCACACCAACGCAGGCGGGAGAAGGCCAATACCGAGCGGGCTACTGGCGCTCACCGGCGGCGCCGTTTTGGAACACTCGTAATACAGACTCTCATTCCAACGGCTTTCAGCATTATCGGGCGAGCTTTCTGCACTGTCGGGTGGACGGAAATATCTGGCCCGGCGCGAACGCCAACAATACGGTCTGGCCGTCTTTTGCCCAGTACGCGCATCCCATTCAGATGCGGCAGCCCAACAGTTGGAGCCAGCAATCGGTGATGACGCCGATGTGGTTGTGGCTGCCGCGCTCAGACGGCTACATTTCGCTGTTAGGGCATTTGGAGCACTGGCGCAGCCTGCGGCTCAATTACTACAACGCCGGGGATATCCTCACGTTAGGGGGCGAGCGCTGGAAAGTGTTCCCCTGGTGGGAAAAAGACATTCAGAGTCCTAATGGCTCCTATGGCAGTTCTGCGGGATCGCGGCTCTCGACGGGCACGTTTGGTTTCGCCGTACGCTATGACGGTCCCTGACCATGACCGCTGTAGAAGGCTTTATCCCCGCGTCCTGTAGCGCCGTATGGAACAACCCACGCTTGGCGCAGGACATGGAGCATCTCGCGCTGCCGGCCTGGCCGCCCGACGTGAGCGCCATCGCCAGCCCTGCGTCGACACGCTCACAACGCAAAGCCGCCACGTTTACGCCGCGTATACCTCAAGAAGGGACGCTCGCCGCCAGCTTTGGCGTGGATTGGTATCACCGGGTGCATGTTCTGCCTGAGCGCATTGATCTGGGCAGTGTGGCCTCGGTGCAGATGCGCGAGATAGAAGTCTGGAATGCGCACATGCAGCCCCAGACGCTCAACTCCGTGGCGCGTGAAGCCGCCGAAGGCATGACGCTGACCGGGCCGGCTTCGCCACCGACGCAGTTTGGCGCCTTGGAGTCGCGCCGCTATTCGTTGTCCGTGGCTCCCAATGGGCCGCCGCAGGTGGAGGCGCGATTTCGGTTTCTATTTAGCTCGGATACGCCCACGCTAGGGGTGACAGGGCGACGCATTGTCGGCTGGACGCTATCCCCGGACTGGTCTGAACCCGTCATTGAACGCTTGGAGTGGCTCACTGACGTGATGCGCTCCCACTCTGGCGTGGAACAGCGAGTCAGAGTGCGGGCGCATCCTCGACGCATGCTGGAATACAGAGTGTTGGCAGGTGTGGATCGCCCCCGTGTGATGATGGAGAACCTGCTTATCTCTTGGCAAGCGCGCGTGTATGGACTGCCATGGTGGATAGACGCCGCCGTTTCCGCAACCCCCATCGCCGCCGGCGTCCAGACGCTTACCGTCGATACGTCGCACCGTGATTATGCGGTCGGCGGCTTGCTGACGCTCGTACACGATTTGCGTGCGGAGTTTGCGGAGATCGCCGCGGTCGAGCCAAACCAGTTGCACCTTAAACGGCCCCTGGAGCAAAGCTGGCCCGCTGGAACCCGAATAGCGCCGGTACACTCCGCTCGCGTGGGGAGTAGCCAGAATCTGACCTACGTGACCGACGCCATTGTCGCCGCCAAAACTCAGTTTCGGTTGGAGGAGGAATGCGCGCTGATTGCAATGACGGAAGAGCCCGACTACCAAGGCTATCCCGTGCTTAGGGTCCCGCCAAACTGGCGTGATGATTTGGACGCCTCGGTAATGCGAGACCTTCGGGAGTTGGATTATCTGACCGGACGCCGGGTCGTGGACGACCTGACCGGGGTCGATCGCCGCCGGCGCGTCCATCGCTGGCTGTTGGCGGGACGTCCCGCCATTGCGGATTTCAGGCGCTGGCTGGCGGCCCGGGCTGGGCGTTTGAAACCGTTCTGGCTCCCTAGCTTTCAATCGGACATCGCCGTCGTCGCGCCATTTGGAGCGCAGGATGCGGCCTGGACCATCGATAACAGAGGTTACGCCGCAGGTCCCGCCGCCTGGGCGGGACGACGAGATCTGCTTATTCAGACAGTTTCAGGAGAACGCTTCTATCGTCGTATTACCGGCGCCTCTGAGGTGGACGCGCAGCGTGAGCTGATTGCATTGGACCAACCGCTTGGCGTTTCTCTCTCCCCCGCGGAGATCGCTCGAATTTCTTTTATGACGCTCATGCGTTTGGATGCTGACGCCGTCGAAATTTCCCACCATACCGATGCGCTGGCGGAAGTCAGCTTGCCCTTAATGAGTTTACGGGACGATCTATGAGTTACGCAGACCGAGAGACATCAACGGACAAAGCCTGTCCGGTCGAGCTCTATGAGTTTCGCCGGGGAACGCGCGTCTGGCGTTATACCAGCGCCGCCAGGGATGAACGCTTTAACGCGTTTGTCTATGCCGCCATCGCACTCAAGCGCGGCGTGATAGAGCGCAGCGCGCAAAGCGGACGCGCAGGTTTTCGCGTCACCCTGCCTCGGGATGTGACGGTGGCCCAAGCGTTTATTACCACGCCTCCCTCTGAAGTGACGTTGTTGACGGTATACCGGCGACATCGGGATGACCCGGAGACGGTTCCTGTGTGGATGGGACGGGTGCTGAATGCGGAGTGGCGCGGCTCTGAAGTGGAGTTCAATTGCGAGCCGGTCTATACCAGTTTGCAGCGAACGGGCTTGCGTCGCCTGTATCAACGCAACTGTCCTCATGCGCTCTATGGCGCGGCCTGCGGAGCCAGTCCCACGGCGCATCGCATTAAGGGGAATGTGATGGCCCTGGAAGGCCCTGTCATTCACGTCGCCGCCGCGGCCGACTATGCGGACGGCTATTTCGCGGGAGGATTCGCCACCTGGTCCGCCGAGGGATTGACGGAAAAGCGCATGATCGTCGGCCAGAGTGGCGACGCAATCACGCTGTCCACAGCGCCGCCGGGTCTTCGCGTTGGCGCAGCGGTGATGTTGTATCCAGGCTGCGACCACACGTTGATGACCTGTGACGCCAAGTTTGGCAATAGTCTGAACTACGGCGGCTTTCCCTTTATTCCCTCCAAGAACCCGTTCGGCGGCAGCCCAATTTACTGAGGACCTTTCATGCCTTGGATGCAAATCGTCGTGTGGATCGTCGCCACACTGGTTCAGTACGCGCTGGCGCCCAAACCGCCGCAACCGCCGGCGGCGGAGTTAAAGGACTTGGACGCGCCCACCGCCGACGAGGGGCGTCCCATTCCCGTGGTGTTTGGAACAGTGCTGGTGCGCAGCGCCAATGTGGTCTGGTACGGCGATCTGCGCACCACGCCCATCAAATCCAAAGGCGGTAAGAAATGAAATCATTGACTGTCACTCACGCCGATATGCGGGCGCTAGGCTATTGCAATCGCGGCGGCCGCGCCTGGTTCGCTCGCCATGGGTTGGACTGGTCCCGGTTTTTGGAAGTGGGATTGCCGGCGAAGACATTGCTGGCCACCGGCGACGTCATGGCCCAAGCGGTCGTGGCTCAGGCGCAAACACGCCAAGACGAGGAGCAGGATGGGCGGTAGCAGTAAGTCGGTCACCGTTGGGTATCGATACTACCTCGGGATGCACTTGGCGATCTGCCACGGCCCGGTGGACGCCCTCACCGAAATTCAGGTCGGCGATCGCCAAGCCTGGAAAGGCGACCTCAAAACTAGTGGGCGACTTCAGCTCAACGAGAAAGAGTTATTTGGCGGCGACAAACGTGAGGGCGGCGTCTATGGCTCCGTGGATGCGGCGTTTGGGGAAGAGACGCAACTACCCAACGACTACCTTAAAGCCGTCCAGGGAGATCCTCAGCCCGCCTATCGCGGATTGTTCAGCCTCATTCTGAGGCAGGTCTGCCTCGCCGCCAACAATCCCTATATCAAACCCTGGGCGGTGCGGGTGAAGCGTTGCTTTAGGGCCTGGTATCCCGACAAGGCGGAGATTCATGGCGCCGCGAATCCGGCCCATATCCTTTACGAGTGTCTGACCAACCCCGTATGGGGCATGGGCTATCCCGCCATCAGTTTGGATGACGGCGGTTTTCGGGCGGCGGCCGATGCGTTGTATCAGGAAGGCTTCGGATTAAGCCTGATCTGGTCGCAGCAAAGTAAAATCGAGCAGTTTGTGAAAGAGGTGCTGGATCATATTGGCGGCGTTCTGACGACCTCTCCCACCAACGGGCGCTTTGTGCTGAAGCTGGTGCGAGCCAACTATGCGCAGTCCGCCTTACCGGTTTTTGGTCCAAACACTGTGATCGAACTGGAGAGCTTTCAGCGAGCGGCCTGGGGAGAAACCACCAACGAGCTGGTGCTGATCTACACCCATCCCGAGAGTTTCAAGGAAACCAGTGTGACGGTGCAGGACCTGGCCAATATCCAGGCCCAGGGCGCAGTGGTATCCCAAACCCGGCGATACCCTGGCATTACATCGGATGTGCTGGCGTCCCGGGTGGCCATGCGCGACTTAACCGCCGTTTCCACACCTCTGGCGAAGGTCCGTCTCAAGGTAAACCGCAATGGATGGCGGCTGGCGCCGGGAGATGTGTTTATCCTCACCTGGCCGGCATTAGGCATTGAGTCACTGGTGTTACGCATCGCCGCCATCGATGGCGGAACCCTGACCCAGGGCGCGATTCATATAGAAGCGGTTGAAGACGTGTTTGGCTTACCTGCGGCCAGTTATACCTCCGCTCAGCCAACAGGATGGAGCGATCCTGTCCCAGCGCCATCAACCTCCCCATATCGACGCTTGGTGGAAGCCCCATACTGGGACCTTGTAAGGTCGTTAAAGCCTGCGGACCTGGAGTATCTGGAGCCGTCTGAGGGTTATCTGCAGACGTTGGCGGTGCGTCCCTCATCTGGGGCGCTCAATTATGAGCTGCACAGTAAGTCGCATACCGCGCCCCATTACCAACGGCGAGGTCAGGGGGAGTTCTGTCCTTCCGCGGTATTGGCCGATGAGATTGGCCCTCAGGTAAAAACGACAGTGATGGTCATAGAAGAGCGCGATCTCGACTTGGTGGAGATTGGCGGGTACGCCTATTTGAACGATGAAGTTGTGGCGGTGACTGCGATGGACCTGTCGCAGCGCAGTCTCACCCTGTTGCGTGGCGTGCTCGATACGGTACCCGTGGCGCATCCTGCAGGCAGTCGCCTTTGGTTTGCCGATGGGTTTCAGGGCGTGGACGCTACGGAATACGCCGCCGGCGAAAAGGTGGATGTGCGCTTGCTGACCGTGACAGGGAAGGGAACCTTGGCGTTGGACTCCGCGCCTGTCGAGTCCTTATCGATGAATCGGCGTCAGGACCGACCTTACCCGCCAGGCAATCTGAAAGTTAACGGCGCCGCCTATCCTGACGTCATCACTGGGGCCTTAACGGTCTCGTGGGCGCATCGTGATCGGCTCACGCAAACGGTGGAATTAACGTCTCAAAGCATGGGGAATATTGGGCCTGAGCCGGGTGTGACTTACGTCTTAAGTGTGTATAGCGAAACCAAACGCCGGATTCTCTCCGTTCCCTCTCTGCAGGAAACCTCTCTGACTTATTCAATAGAGCAGGAAATAACAGATACCGGACTGGGGCGTCCCAACGGGCGTCTATTCATCACTTTAGAAGCCATGAGGAATGGGCTCGCCAGTTGGCAAAAGCACAACATCAGTGTCGAGCGCGCGGGGTATGGCCTTAACTATGACCAATATTATGGAGGGCATTAATGTCTGCACGTACTGACCCCAATCTTGGATTGAACTACGGTTGGAGCACGGGGGAGTCGGGATGGGCCGCGGGGATGGACGCCAACCTTAAACGCCTTGGCGCGTTGGTGGGCCTATCCGTGAAGGGGCGACATACAAGCGCTCCACCTGCTACCGCCCAAGAGGGCGATCGTTATCTGATTCCCGTCAATGCGACCGGGGAATGGGAGAACAAGGCCGGACAGGTCGCCGTCCGTATTCAAAACGCCTGGGACTATTACACACCTCAAACGGGATGGCTGTGCTTTGTGGAAGAGGAAGCTAGGCTTTGCGCTTATACCGGAACGGATTGGAGCGCTGGCGTCTCGCTCTGACGCCGACAGCGTCCCATCCCATTTAAGAAAACGATCTAAACTTTCTTTGGAGTTCCCTAATGACGGAGACGAATCTCTCTGTGCCCGAAGATATCCTGCTGTTGCGGCGGGAAGAACTGGACGAACTACTCGATCATGCGGCGGAAAAAGGCGCCTTGCGCGTGCTATCTCATCTTGGCTTGGAGAACGGTCATGCCGCTCGCGACATCAGAGAACTACGAGACTTGCTTGAAGCTTGGCGCGATGCTCGACGCACTGCCTGGCGCACGCTGGTGAAAGCCATGACGACCGGGCTGTTAGCGGCATTTTTGGTCGGTGCGGCGATTAAGTTGAAACTGTTTCAGTCTTGATCGCGCAAGGAGCAAACGATGATTGAGGCAATGATGATCCGGGATGAAATTCACTCGGGGTGTATTCTCAGTACGCTGACAGTGAAAGGGGCGACGTTTCAGATCCTTGAGCGGCCCTGGTTAGATAACCGGCCGAAGGTGAGCTGCATTCCTGCTGGCGTTTATGAAGCAACGTTTCTGGAACGCTCCAGCAGCGGCAAGTACAAGAACGTTTACTGGCTGCAGGATGTGCCAGATAGAACCGGCATCCTGATTCACAATGGCAATATTGTCACTCACACACAGGGATGCCTTCTGATTGGCGATCGCCGTGGCTGGCTCTCTGGTAAACCCGCCGTCCTCAACTCCCGCTCAGCCCTCCATGTATTCACCGAACTTCTCAATAGAGAACCACTGCGGCTGACCATTCAAGGGGAACACTAATGCTGGAAGGACTGCTGGCGCTGTTTTCCTCGTCAGGGTTAGGCGCGTTGGTGGGCATGTTTGGCAGCTGGTTAACCAAACGAGAAGAACGCAAGGATCAGCAATTCCGGCTCACCTATGAGCTGAAAATGGCCACGCTTCGCAAACAGGAAGCGGAGCTTCAGTACGACCATGAACTGGCGCTGGCGGACAAACAAATTCTAAGAGCGGACACGGAAGGAAGGATAAACAGAGATATCGCGGAGACCGCGGCGTTCAAGGATGGGCTTAAAGAGCAGAGTCAAACGTATGGGATGTGGTTTGTGGACGCTATCCGGGGCCTGATGCGACCGCTGATTACTGTCTATCTGCTTATTCTGGCGACGTTTGTCACCCTGAATATTAGCCGCCATCTCGGTGGTGCTGGCGCGTTGAGCCCGGTCGAGTTAATGGTTCTGTACAAAGAGGCCATCGCGCAGCTGTTATTTCTGACAACGACGGCCGTTACCTGGTGGTTTGGGTCAAGGCCGAGTAGTTTGCGACAGCTAAAACGCCAATAA